GAAAAGAAAAAAGAAGGTCGTTGGATGGTGTGTAAGGTTCAAGTCAGTCTGAGTGGAGTACCTTCAACACTGATATATGATGAATCTAGACGATTTCATCATCAATGTGAACGTGAATTTGGAGAGAAACTGCTTGGTGATGAATTGAAGGGTTTCTTTAAAATGCGATTTCGTGACGGAGAATTATATGTCCACAAAAGAGTTACAAACAGAAGTTGGTAAGTTATATCATCACAAAACGATCAAAGAAGATGAATACATACATTATTATATTGAGGGTGTATTTATAACGAAACACCACAAAGATACAAGAATCCAGCCGATGTTAGATTTCCATTATAATCTACTTAAGAAACGAAAAATCAAGTAATATAAATCAGTTATAATACTGTGAACATACTTGACAAAGCGTCTTCCGTGTGTTAAAATGTTTTATCGTTTAAAATCAACCCCAAAACTATAACAGGAGGTGCTTAATGACAGTAGTTAAGAAACGTACAGCCACCAGAAAAGAACAACAATGCGGTGTCTGTAATCGTAAAATCACGTTGACAGAAAGTTATTTTGACACGGATGAAAAAATAGGTAAAAAGCCTTGGGATACCAAAAAGATCTGCACGACGTGTCACCCATCAGGCGAAGTAACAGAAGTAAAGAAGGCACCGAAAAAAACAGCCGCACCCAAAGTCGAAGATACACCCCCAGTAGCTGAAGAAGTTAAAGAATTACCACCAAAAGAAACGGAATTCACACCACCTGTAAACCCATAAATATAAACTAAATAAAAACCGTGATGATAAAGGAGTATTCAACATGTCTAAACAGTATGCTATAATGAAAGATGGAAAATGTGTTTTTGGACCCGTTCCAGAAGCAGATTATCAAAAGATAGTAACCCACCTCAACACATTCACCCCAGAAGAAAGAAAGACTTATAAAGTCGTATTCACGACTGCGAAGTCTGAGGCACCTGCAGTAACACCTCCTGTCACAACACCACCAGCAGCAGTCACACCACCTGCACCAGTAACACCACCAGTACAAGAGAAAGTTGCACCACCAGTAACACCTCCTGCCGCACAAGCACCTGCAGTTGAAACACCCCCTGCAACAGAACAGCCTGCCGATGAATATACATTTGATAATAATGCCACTGCCGCATTTTCAAGTCATGTAGAGGGCGGTGGTTCATCTGAGTATTGGAAACCCAAAGATGGTAAGAATCTTGTCAGATTATTGCCTCTTGGTGGTATTAATCCGAATGACTGGAAGACACCATATCCAATGTTATTATCAGGGTTGCATCCTAACGTTGGGTTATCAATGCAAGAAATGGTATATTGCCCACGTTTGACGCATAATCAGGCATGTCCAATTTGTGCGTTCGTTTGGAAGTTGTATAATAACAACAATGAAGAAGACAAGGCACTTGCAAAGAAAATCAAGTCATACAAACGTATTTTGATGAACATTATTGATCTTAGTGATCTTGATGCTGGTGTTCAAAAGTATGCATTTGGTAAGAAACTTGCAGGAAAAATTGTTTCGTATTTGCAAGATCCTGATACACGATATGTATTGCATCCTGATAAGGGTAACAATTTCATATTAATCAAGAAAACCATCGATGGATATCCCAATTACGATGAATCTCGTTTCGAAATGAAGTCTACTCCATTATCTGGTATTTTACCAGAGTGGCGTAAGGGCATTCATGATTTACGTAAGGACGTCGTTGAGAAATCGTATGATGAATTAGCAGTTGTTTTGCGTGAGACAAAGAAGGCATTATTGGAATCTTCAACAGATGATGTTGCTCCTGTTGAATCTCATGCAGTCGAAACTGTTGCTCAAGCACCAGCTGCCGCAGATAATCAGTTTGGTGGACCCGAAGGTACCGAAGTTCAAGAGGTTTCTCTTGAAGAGTTAGACACAAAATTGAATAACTTTAAATAATCGGTATCATTGGGGAAAGTAATGAGTGGTGTAGTTAATGCAAAATCTGCTGGTGGAGGACGCTACATAGCGGCATGTTGTCCGTTCTGTGTAGAATCTGGTAAAACACCCGACACGAAGTATCATTTAAGAGTTGAAAAGGACAGATACATATACTGCTATCGTTGTGGCTTTAAGAAGTCATACGCATGGTTTATTGGTCTTTACACTTTTAATGTTGAGAATACACAGTCGTTATTAAGTCGTCCTACCGTTGTTCAAGCGACTGAATTTGATGTGTACATATCACAGAATACTAAGTCGTTCGATTCAGATTCATACTACTGCAAGGCTGCACTAAATTACCTCACAAAAAGAAAAATCAGCGAAGAATTAATCAATTGGTTGGACATCAGACTAGGAACGAAACTGATGGAAGGTAGAGTTGTATTCGTTGATGTTGTAAATCGTTATTACATGGGTCGTGGCTTTCTACCATCTGTAAAACCAAAGACACTTAACCCGTCGTCTGGTACCCGTCCGTTGATGTATTTTGACAAGTTTAGAGAAGATGACCTATATTTGGTCGAGGGTGTCTTCGACGCCATACCGTTTGTTAAGACTAACAATAACGTGTGTGCCTTGCTGGGTAAAGACATTGCTAAAAATCAGTTGGATTTGTTAAAACAGACGGGTGCTAAGACAATTTTAATTGCTCTTGATGTTGGTGCTGAAACTGATGCAGACAAACTTGCTGTGTCAATAGCCAATACTATACCACTTGTCAATATTGGTGTTTATACGTATAACAACAGAAATGATCCACGTCAAGATCCAGCTGATTATGATTTGGCTTTCTTTGACGAAACTGAAATTTTTTGGATGAGATTAATAGGAAAAGATGGTCAAGTTCATGCAAGAAGTATTGATTGAGGAGTTATTAGGTGCAACTTGAATTAAAAGAAGAACAAAAGAAGGCGCTCAAATTCATACTTGATGTACCACGTTCTGGGTTGTTTGTTGGTACTGGTTGTGGTAAGACAGTAATTACACAACTTTATTTAAAGATTTTAGATGAACCAGCGCTTATCATAATGCCAGCGTACATTCGTGATCATCAGATATGGGAAAAAGAAAATGATAAGTTTAATCTTGGACTCGATTTATCTACTAATTGGAATATGCCAGGCAAGATATTGATGGTGTCGTATGAACATGCAAAGGCAAACCCAGAAATACTAGATGATTATGAAGTTGTCATACTTGAAGAGGCACATTGTATTGCAGACACTTCTACTATAAGATTCAAAAATTTACATACAAGAATAAAGAAAAAGAAACGTGTTGTGTTGTTGTCTGGTTATCCAGTTGAAAATCACTTGAAAGAAATATTTGTTGTTTCTCTTATTACCAATGTTCTTGGTTACAACTACAAGAAGTTTTTATTGGAATACTTTAATATAGTAGAGAAAAATCGTAGGGTTATTAAGGCAACACCAAAGAGAGGTGCTGTTAATAAGATAATTCAATTGATTAAACCATTTGTTTTTGTAGCAAATAAAGATTTGTTCTTTGACACACCAGTTAAAAAAGAGAATTTAGTTATACGATATGAGTTATCAGATTATCAAAAGAACCTGATTAATGAATTGAGTGAAAACTACAAATACACAGATGAAAGACTGCATGTTAGTTGTAAGAATGATCTGGTCGTGTTTGGTAAAGTAATGCAAATTGTGTCTGGATTTGTGTATGAAACTGATAATCAAAAAGAGTTGAATCCAGTTTTCTTTGACGAGAATCCAAAACGTGATAAGTTGTTAGAAGTTTTAAATGGAAAGACTAATTTTTTATTGTGGTATTTATTTGACGCAGAGGCACCAATGGTGAAAGAATTTGGTGATAGATGCCGACTGTCAAAATTGCAAACAGATTCACGTGGGTTAAATCTTCAAGAGTACAAATTTTCAATGTATTACACACTTCCATTATCAGGTGGTCAGTTCTTGCAGTCAGTTGATAGGTTGTATCGTATAGGTAGAACGGAAGACGTTGTATCAGTTGTATTACTTCCAAATGGTGTTTTTGGCGATAAAATGTTTAAAATGACAGAGGGCAAACATAAATTGACAGGTAAATTCATTAAGGATTTATTAAGAGTGAGGATTGTCTAATGGGACAAAGACAAATAAAGAAATTCAGAAAAGAATTGCGTAAAGAAAAACAAGAGTTGTTTAATATGATAATGGAATCGATAAGAGAAATGCCATTTAAAGAACGAATGGCGTTTGCTTGGAAGATTATAAGAAAGAAATGCTAAATGATTAGTACAGACGTATTCGAATTAAGTTTGTTGTCAGCAATGTTAAAAAATGAAGATATGATGAAGAAGATCATCGGCATGGTAGATAGTAACATGTTTTCTTCTTCAATGTCTGTTGAAATCTTTGATATAGTTAATGGTTATCAAGCAGAGTATGGCAAAATTCCGTCCAAACACGACATCATTCACCTTTTTAAAAAGGGAAAGCCAATTGAAGATGTTAAGCAGTTTAGTGATTTACTTGAATTGTTGTTGAATCAGGATGTTAACCAAGACTTTGTGATGAATGAGTTAAATAAGTACATAAAGTTGAGGTCACTCGAACATCTATTTAAGAAACAGTACGACCATGCGAAGTCAGGCATGGAGGTTGACATATCAAACATCATTTCTGATATGTTCAAGATTCAGTTTGACACGTTGAAAGATAGAAAAATGTATGGTGTTGGACTTGATGAAGTTGATTTTCTAGTTGAACAGAGTAAGAGAAGAAACTACATACCAACGAACGTTTCATTTCTGAATGAGAAACTTGATGGTGGTGGGATTGCAAATGGTCAATTGGGTATTATTCTTGCACCACCTAACTATGGTAAGACGATGATGTTGTTGAATTTTGCATTACACGCCTACTTGAAAAGATTTAACGTATTGTTTGTTACACTTGAAATGGAATCATATTCTATTATGAGACGTTGCATGACGTTACTTGCAGGTGCTCTACATGAAGAAATGACGCATGAAAAGTTGAGGCAGATAACCACCAAACTTGAGAATCAGTTCAAGATTCTATACCGACCTGTTCGTTCATTGACAGTTGATTATTTGTACTCAGTATACCATCAGGCTATGGCAGATGGTGTAAAGTTTGACGTTATGTATATTGACTATGCTGACTTGTTGACAACAACAGTTGGTCATAAAGAGAAACGATTTGAGTTGTCTGATATATTCACTGGATTGAAGGGAATGGCACAGATTTTGGACATACCAGTTTGGTCTGCAACACAGACGAATCGTGAAGGCATGAAAGCAGAGACGGTGACGATGGAACATTTATCAGAAGATTTCAGTAAAGGCATGATTTCTGACATCATATTGTCATTGTCGAATAAGATGGCACCTGGTCGAGTAGTAAAGTTGTACCTTACAAAACAACGTGAAGGTGAATCAAATGTAACAATATCAACGTATGTAAATGGTAATTTATGGTGCGAAGAAAACGAAGAGGCATTGAATAGTGTTAATCTTGATGGAGCAGAGGAAGGAGTTGCTTTATGATTGGTGATTTTTTGATGAAACTTGGATGGACATTACTTTTATCAGGCGGTGTTTCGTTTGGGCTTGGTATGATCATTAACACATGGAGTTAAAATGGAACCGTATTCTTTATTAAATAATCAGGGTCTTGCGACTTGTTCAGAATGCCCGTTAAACGGTGCAAAACCTGTTTTCTCTTATTTTACAGACGAGAGTATTGATGTATTGGTTATTGGTCAGTCTCCCGGATACCAAGAAGTGGAACAGAGCAGACCATTTATAGGTCGTTCTGGTGAGTTGATTAATAACGTCTTACATAAGTACACGAAGAAAATTGGCTACATAAACTCAATGAATTGCAGACCACTAGATGATGGTATTGGTAAAGATAGAGCACCAGCTGCCGTAGAATTGAAATGTTGCAGAGAAAGACTAGTAGAAGACATCAAATATGCACTCGAAGAGTTGAAACCAAAAGTTGTATTAGTGCTTGGTGGTGTTGCTAAAAAAGAGTATAAGAAGTTGATAAAGAAATACCCAGAAGTTGAGGATACAGTAACGTACATGATGGAACACCCGTCATATATATTGCGTAATGACTTCATGATGAAACCATACATTCAAAATTTGCATAATTCATTGAAGTCAGTATTTGTGGTTGAGAATACCAACGTTGTAGATACCTTTCTCTTATATAACAACAATATGAAGTTTAATTTTCTTGCAGACTGCAAAAAGACGAATGGTGTTGGTCTCGATATTGAGACTAATGGACTTGACGTATTTTCTGAGGAATTCTTCATTGGTACGTTTGGTTTTACGTGCGATGATAATTCGTATTTCTTTGATTTTCGTAAGCCTGAATTCTTTGGTAAGGATGGCAAATGGTATGGAACAAGTAAGAACGACGTTTATGATTTTAGAGAATGTGAACCTTTAATACAGGTGTTGAAAGACCCGTCAATTCAGAAGGTAATTGCAAACGTCATGTACGACGCTGTTGCTATTCATTACGCTGGAGTAGAAATCAATAATATTACTGATTTATTTCCACTTGCGTCTATGTATGACAACATGCATTATGAGTACAGTTTAGAGGCTATTTGCATGAGATACATGCCTGAATACGCTGCCTATAAAAATAAGTTTAAGTTGAGCATTACAGATCATAACTATATGGCAGTTGATGTAAAGAATTTGATGATATACAACTGTTTTGATTCGTGGTCGACCAAGAGTTTGTATGATCTTTTGTATGCGAAACTTCCTGCAAAGACACGAACGTTGTTTAATAATGTTTATATTCCATTGATGGCTACACTGGTCGAAGTTAAGTGTACTGGTATTAGAATTGATCAAGAGTTATTTGAAAAGTACGTAAAGACTTTTGAGGACAGATATGCTGAAATAAGTAGATTTCTTGATAGTAAATATGGTGTTACTAACATTAATTCAACACCACAGATTAAAAAGTGGTTTTTTAAGACACTAAAGTTGAAGTCAATACGAAAAACGAAGACAGGTGGTCAATCAACTGATAAGAAGGTAATTGAGTTTTATTCAGATAGAGTACCAGACGTTAAATTGTTATACGAGGCACGTCGTTATACTAGTTTATTAACGTATTTCATGCCTGCAATAAAAGAGAATATTGACAGGTTGGGTTTGATTCATCCAAACTACAAACAATATGGCATTCAGTCTGGTCGAATTTCATGCAGAGCACCAAACTTGCAGGGTATTCCACGTGATAAAACAGGCATTAAAGTATTAGATGAAAACCCATTGAGGCGTATGTTTACGTCTAGAGGTAAAGATTCATTTATACTTGAATTTGATTATTCACAACAAGAGGTAAGAATTGTTGCGTTCTTATCACAAGATCCATCAATGATTCAGGCATTTAACGATGGACTTGACATTCACAGATTTGTTGCTACATTTATATTTAATAAGAAGTATGATGATATTACTGAATTTCAACGTCAGGTAGCAAAGGGTTGTGTATTTGGCTCTATTTTTGGTGTTTCTGCAAGAGAGTTGGCTGATACCTTAAAAGTAACAGTGAAGGCTGCAGAGGCATACATTCAGAAATTCTTCACGAAATTTCCAAGAGTTAAGTTGTATATTGACACTCAGGGTGATATTGCAGTCAATAAGAAAGAAGTTGTATCAATACTTGGAATGCCAAGAAAGTTCATGGTCAACTCCAAAAATGAGAAAGACGTTAGACGTGAGGGAGCCAATCATCAAATTCAATCGGTTGGTGCTGTGTTCACGTTTCTTTCTCTGAATAAAATAAAAGACAGTCTGAAAGAGAGTGGACTGTTGAATAATGGTGTTAAGATGATTCATTCGGTTCATGACTCCATAATGTTTGATGTTGAAAGAATGCACATACCATACACTATTGATGTTGTGCAGTCAATTATGACTGCTGTACCACCGTCAATTGGATTCAAAATTGCATACCCAGTTGATTATAAGATCGGGAGTCGTTGGGGACAGGATTTAAAACTTGAAGATGTGTTAAATGAACAGGTTGTATCAACATGAAAGGAAGGTGAGTAATGTTACAAGAAGGTAAACTTAATTTGTTGTTGGGCATTTCATTTGGTTCGGAGGGAAAAGGTAACATTTGTGAGTATATTGCCAGAAATGCCAAAATTGATCTGGCTATTGCAAACAACACTCCAAATGCAGGTCATTTTTATCATACAGATGACGGAGAAGTTCGTTTGGCTAAGATGTTGCCAGTTTCGGGTATTACCAACAAAGAATCAAATATTCTTCTTGGTTCTGGGTCAGCTATCAATTTGGAGATTCTGGACAAAGAAATTACAGAATCAGACTGTGGTAATCGTACGTTGATCGCCACATCAGCACCTGTTGTAAATCAGAAATGTATCGATTACGAAGTTGAAAATCTGCAGTACATAGCATCAACCTTCCAAGGTAGTGGGGCTGCTATCGGTCTCAAGGCTATGAGGTCTAAAGACGTTACTATCGTGCGTGATGTACCAGAATTAGAGAAATACGCACATACTAACATCGCAGACATCATTATGAATCGAGTTGTCAAGCATGGCAAGACTGCATTCGCAGAAATTTGTCAAGGATATGGACTTTCAGTTGACTCTGAATTCTATCCTTTTTGCACGTCTCGACCAGTGAATGTTGGTCAGGCACTTGGCTATCTTGATGTGCCACATGACATTGTTGGTGATGTAATAGGAGTTGCACGAACCTATATTATTCGTGTTGGTAATGTACCTGGTGGTAGTTCTGGACCCGTGTATTACGATTCTAAAGAAATGACATGGGAAGAGGTATCACAACACATCGGACGTGATGTAACAGAGAAGACGTCCGTTACGAAAAGGGTGCGTCGGGTATTCACGTTTAGTAAGTTTCTATTTGAACAGGCAGTACGCAGAAATAGTGTCAATGTTTTATATCTCACCTTTGTTGATTATTTGGTGGGTAATGAAAAGCAGGAATTCATTGATTATCTAACGTCTGAGGAGTTCAATTTCAAAGAGATTTACTTTGTATCAGGTTTTGGTGAATTCGATAAACACGTTGAAAAGATAAAATGATGCCTTATTGGTTAATGTTATCACTTCTTGCTCAGTACATAATCTTGGCAGTGATCTGTCTGATTATGAAACGGTGGGTGTTAGCATTATATTGGACTGGTGCAACACTTTTGCACACAGCTGTAATGATAGGAATGAAACCATGAAAACTTGGCAAATTGTTTTATTATCAATTGCAGGGACATTGTTAGTGGTGTGGATGTTCTTCTGGTATAGTTGTATACATCCATTACAAACAATGTATGGTGCATAGGAGTAAGTTATATATCGTGTAATTAACTTGACTTCTCAATTAAGGTGTGTTAAAATGTTAATTAAAGGAGGATAACAGCATGGGTAAAATAACGTTGAAGGAAGATGAAAAATTGAGTGGCTTGTTGTGGATCAATTCGACGGGTCGTCAAAGTATGAAAGAAGAGAGAATCAACGAAGATGGTGGTCGTTGGGCTTATTCATTGAGAAGAGGCACTAAAGTTGCTCTTATCAGTGATGATGAACAGGTGGCACTGTACGATAACAAGGAAGAGGCTATTAAGCAGGTCATTATATCATTGGTGGTTGCATTACAGGTGGTCATGAAGTTGAAGAGAAGACAGAAGAGACTGATCCTGTTGATAGTGGTGAAGAGAAGACAGAAGAAGTCGAGGAGAATGCAGAAAATACAGCACCTACTCCTGACCCTGAGCCGGAACCAGAACCTGAGGCACCTGCAGAAGAAAATCCTGAGGATGCACCAGAACCAACAGAAGAAGATACAAAAGAGTAAACTTTCATTAATCTATTAATAGGAGAGTTTAATGAAAATGAATGAAATCGTATTAATGATTACAATGTTATCAGTGGCAGTGTTTTCTTACGTTGTTGGTTTGACGTGGCAGGGACACTTCTGGATGGCATTCCTTTGTTTCTTTGGCTTAGTTGAGTTCTTGTTGAAGAAGTTTACTGACAAGACGTTAAGTGAGCATGTATGGACAAAGGCGTTATGGGTCCGAGTAGTGTTAAGTGTGTTAATGCTGGCATCGTTTGCCTCATTAGGTTGGCACTTCATCTGGGGCTGTGGAATGCATTGTGGTCAGTAATCTATGGTAATGCAACTTGAAATCGTCAAGAGGTGGAGATGCTCGAAGTGTAATTATGTCACTTTTACATTTCCACCTCATGGTGACTGTATGAATTGTTCTTTTGGTCAAGAGTATAGTGAAGATGTTATTCCGTTAAAGGATCCACCAAAAAAGAGAAAATATACAAGAAGGAAGGTGAAGAATGCAAAGTGATGTTTTGGATGATATATTGAACAAGATCAGTCTTTCATTTGGTAATGAATCGTTGGAGTTGATTATACCACATGAACAGATGATTGAAATGTCTATGTATCGTGTTGGTGCATTAGATATTGATGATTTGGATGGTGAGTTGGTGTTCCTGCCAAAGATGTACACGTTGTTTACTGCATTATTGTCGTTTGTTGTTGAGAAGTCAAATCATGCACATACACACGTAAAGAGAATAGAGGCAACTCAATCTTTGCAGTATGAGAAACAACTTGTTGGTGCTGGTGAACGTGCAACAGATAAGAAAATAGAAAAACTTGTTATATCTGATGAAATGTATAAAGTTGCTGTTGACCAAGATTTAGATTTTAAGAATATGGTGATGTCCTTTCAGAACATACTTAAGGCACTTGAAGTGAAACGTGATTCTCTGTTGCAATTAGTTAAGAAGAGAAGACAAGAAATGGAGGCTTGAAAATGAACAAGAAAAGTGAAAAATTGAAAACTGAGGCAGTACCTTTGGATGACTTAGGTTCTCTTGTCGGTAATCTTATTAAAGATTATCGTAAAGTTGGTCTACCTATGGAAAAAGGGAAAGTTGATTGTGAATTTATTGATACTGGCAATCTTGCATTAAATTATATAATGTCAGGTTCGTTTGATGATGGACTACCATCTGGTCAATTAACTGAAATTCATGGCGACCCGTCAACTGGTAAATCTCTTCTCTTGTATAACATCATCGCAAATTTCTTGATTAAGTACCCAAAAGGTGTTGTTATACTTGATGATGCTGAACAGGCTTATGTGCAATATCTTGGGTCGAAGTTGCAAATTGATGAATCTCGTTTGATTAAGATTTCATCTGCAACCATTGAAGATCATATGAATATGGTATTTCGTGGTGGTCAAATCATCAATCAAGTAAATGATGAATCAGATGAAATTGAAGTTGCAGATCCAATTATTCGAAAGTTGTTGAGTGCTGGTGTTACTCAAATATTGATTGCTATTGACAGTATTGCAGTTTTGTCAACCAAACATGAACAGGCGGTTGGTCTCGATAAGCCTGACTTGTCAAAGGCAAAGGTATTAAAGGCACTCTTACGTGTTGCAGTTCCTTACATCAAGAAGTACAAACTCACCTATATTATAACCAATCACTTGATATACAAAATTGGGTCTCAAATACCTAATCAGAAAGTTACTCCCGGTGGCGGTGGTATCGTGTATCAGTCGTCTATTCGATTGGGAATGACATACACAGGTAAACTCAAAGTGAAAGACACGAATTTGATTGCAGGTGTCAAGTCAAGAGTAACGACTGTGAAGAATCGATTTGCACCTCCATTTAGACAGGCTGATATGGAGATTTTATTCAATGCAGGCATATCAAAGTATTCAGGTTTAGTTTCTCTTTTAACTAATATGGGTGTGTTGAAAATGACAAGTGGTGGTTGGTATACTATAATTGATACTGACATGAAGTTTCAACAAAAACATTTGTCTGAAAAGTGGGAAGAAATTCGAAAGTTGATAGAGGCAAAAGGTATTTTACAACGCAAACAAGAGGTTGTTGATTATGTAGATCCAAATGTAATAACACAAGACCAACTTGATGGATAATGAGAGGAGTCAAAATTGTTTAAACCTGATAAAGTATCAATTGGTCTTGACGATATAGCCGTCATACCAGAATCACCTGTTGTATTTTCTGATTCAGAAGTCGATCTGTCTATTGATATAGGTAAATTGAAGTTGGGATTGCCTATCATATCGGCTGCTATGGACAGTGTATTTTCACCTGCAATCGTATCGAGATTGAGTGAAGAAGGTGGCTATTCATTACTCAATTTGTGTGGATTGATGTCGAGATACAAGTTTGAAATGTGGGAAAAAATATTCAATAAAATAAGCAATCTGCCTGTTATACTCATTCTACAACATTTGTACAATGACAAGCCGATGGATCATGCAATTCTCAGACACAATTTGAAAGAGTTGAAAGGTCATACTAGTGCTAAGTTTGGTGTGTCTGCAACACCTCAAACAGCAGAAAGTCTGTTTGAAACAGCACTTGAAGTTGGTGGTTATGATACGTTTGCAATTCAGTCTTCTTTTGTATCACCATTTTGGAAGTCGAAGACAATAGAAGGTTTGGACATTATTAAGTATTTAAAGAAGTTGAAGGATCAAGGATGCACGACGATGGTTGGTAATGTAGCGTCACTTAACGTTGCACGTGTATTTATTGATGGTGGTGTTGATGCGTTATTCTTGGGTATCGGACCCGGAGTAATATGCACGACACGTAAAGTGTTGGGTATTGGTGCAGGTCACATCACGTCTATTCATAACATAAGAGAGTATATTGAAACATCATCGTCTGATACACGAATTATAGCAGATGGTGGTATTCAGTGTAGTGGTGATATTATTAAGTTAATATGCACAGGTGCTCATGCAGTAGTAATTGGTGGTATGTTTGCACGTACGGCTCAGGCTCCTTTTATTGGGTATCACTGGGGACAATCAGCCTGTCATAGGACACTTCCTAGAGGCAATTTACAAAAGTTTGAGACCAACGAATTTGACACTATTCAAAAGGTGTTGGTGGGTCCATCTGATGTTGATGATGGAAGATTCAATTTGGTTCATGCAATTAAAAATGCCTTTAGTAACATTGGTGTCTTGAACGTTTCAGACGCTTATCACAAGACATCAGTTGTGCAGTTTGGAGGCATGGCAACTGAGGGGAAATTGAAAAAATGAGTGAATTGAGAAAGAAACATAAAGAAAGAGCATCATCTGACCCTGCAGTAAAAGGCGATGGTGACAAGTTGCGATTCGACCTTGTACCAATTGAGGCTATGGAAGAAGTTGCCAAAGTATACACAGTTGGTGCAGTTAAGTATGAAGATAGAAATTGGGAAAAAGGTATGAAGTGGTCACGAATGTATGCGGCCATGGAACGTCATGCGAAGGCATTTTGGAGAGGTGAGACGTATGACCCAGAAACTGGAATTCATCATATGGCTCATGCTGCTTGGAATTGTCTTGCATTGATTCATTATACAATGTTTAAACCTGAGTTTGATGATAGACCAGTTCATGCAATACCTGTAATAAAATTGAAATTGAATAAGAAGGACTCCAAAACATTCAAGAAGTTGAATGGATTAAAATAAGTTGTTGGGGCTATAGTGTAATCGGTTAACACAGCAGGTTTTCAATCTGCTATTTCGAGTTCGAGTCTCGGTAGCCCTATAATGAAAAGGAGAGTGAAACATGGCTAAAGCAGTTAGAGGTGACAAAAGATTCGATGCTAAAATTCATCGCATGATTATCGACCTAAGAAGTGCATTGGCAGGTCGAAAGTATGAATTGGATTTGGATACGATATACGCATTGTTGGAGTTTGGTTGTTACTTGATTAAAAATGCAACACCATTAATCAAGATTCGTGTTGCACAAATCAAATCTGGTAAAGATACAGCAGCCAAGAAATTGAAGAATAAAAAATGAAATCAGACGACTACTTGAGAATTGTAGATGTCATACAGAAGGCAGGAGTTAAACTCAATAATTTCGAGAGTAAATTCGTGCCTTCTGTAAAAGAACAAATTGAAAAAGGTTATGCATTATCAAGTAAACAGGTAAGTACATTGTTAGGTATTTATCAACGAGTTACTGATCTAAAACCCGACGCATGGTAAAAATAGACGAATTAAAAGACAAGTTTAACAGATGGTGGATGTGTGATTTCTGTGGTGGTATGGCAGACCCAATCAATGAGAGTATGTTTGTTTCTTGTATCATTGGTTCTGCTTTGGGCATTATTATTGCACTAATATTTTGGAGACTGGTATTATGAAAATAAAGAAAGACATAACTTACAGCATTAAAGAGTTTGCAGATGAAGAATTGGCATTGTCTCAGTCGGTATTTGGGTTGGTACCACAGTCTGTGTATTTCAATTTTACGATAGACGTTGATATTGACGTTGTGAATAATAAGTTGATTTACATTTATGGTTTGTCAGGTGAGGGAAAGTCTATACTAAAAGACGTGTTATTTGAACAACTTGATAGCACAATGCATGTTATTGATTATGATGCCTTTGGTGATGGTCATTTCTTTGGTAGAAAGATTTCAGAGATTTTTGATTTACGAACGGACAAGGAATTTCTAGTTTCTCTTTTTTCTGCGTTTGGTCTGTTTGAAATGCGTAATTTGTTTTCTAGGTATGAAGAATTATCGATGGGACAACAAAAGAGAATTCGTTATATGTACTTGATTTATGACGCTTACATTAAACGAGACATTGAATCAGTAATTTTGATTGATGAATTCTTGACCTTTGTTGATACTCTATCAGCCAAGGTATTTGCACAGGGTATCAGAAAGTTTATGAAGAAGTACATGCCAGACACCTTGATATTTGCGTTTGGTTGTAATGATAACATAATAGGTTATTGGGAGGACTTGGTTATTAGTCTTCAAAACGGAAAAGTAATCGACATTGACGAGGTTAGAGATCATGAACAAGTATAAATACACAGAGAATATGACGTTTGGTAATTTTTTATGGAGGACTATGGCATTCTTGTTTTTATTGACGTGTTCTTGGGCTCTTATATGTGGTGTGTGGCATCTATGTACAATATCCAAATTGTTTAGGATTTTATTTATAACGTTGGCACTTGTTACTGCTGTGCCAATTATTATTGAAGAAGTTAAATGTTGGAGGGAGTGATTATGAGTGAGATAGAAATTAAAAGAGATTCAACTAATTTTGTAATAACTGATAATGAGAATGGTCTTAAGATTCACGTTAGAATTGATGCTGGTGGTCGTTTATCTATTCATAATAACAAATGTAAGAGAGATTTTATATTTGAAAACAGTGATCCATTGATGGTGAAGCATATTGCAAATTTATTATTGGTTGCTGCTGATAAGGCAGGTGTAATACAATTGAAAGGTGACGAATGAACAGAAACCCAGTTAATTCAAGTAATCTCAAGTCGGTTGGTTATGATCCAGAAACAATGATACTAGAAGTTGAATTCAAAGGTGGTGGGGTGTATCAGTACAAGGGTGTTGAAGTAGAAACTCATAGTTTAATGACAACATCAGAATCAATTGGAAGATTTTTTAATCAGAACATAAAAAATAAATTTGAAACAATCAAACAAAATGCTGTTGAAGCAGATAAGACACAGGAAATAAATGAACAGGAAGAACGTAAAGAGTGAGATTACATTTGATGTAGAAATGTATCGAACAGGTGATAAAGAATTAAAGAAAATCAAACGCAAGGCATTTCAGAAGATCGAGACGCTTGACTTGTTGAGTTATCACTACTTTTCACAAGAGTACGATGCTGTTAGGTCTGCATTCATTCTGTTTCATCTGTATATCAAGTATGGCAAACGACGTTATTTCTGTGGTGCTGTTAGTGTTCATGTCTCAGGTATGAACAAGATTTTGAGAAATGTCTTTTTTGGTACTGAATTCTTTGGTAAGTACCGTAAGCACATGATAGAGAAATACAACGTCAAAGCCAAGTTTGCAACTATAACAAGGTGCGTGTTGTTTCCTCAATTTCGTGGTATTGGTCTAGCCAAGGTGTTCATTGATATAGTTACTGCAAAATTAGAAGAAATTGACGATATTCACATGGTCGAAATCTTCTCTTCCATGTTGTACAACTTTGATTTCATGCCTAAAAACTGGATTAAGTATTCAAATGTGATCAGTAATTCATTCCCATCGTTTGAGGCGTACTCTAATTTCTGCAAAAGTACCAAATTGGTAAAGAGTGTGGCGGATGCTAGAAAGATGATAAATCGTACTACTATAAAGACAGATGATGTTATTGAAGCAGGTGATGATGTAAACGAAAAGATAACTAAGAAAAAGAGAAATCAGGTGTTTAGAACAGCCAAACAGACGCATAGACGGGTTGGTCGTGCAGGTGCCTATATACAACGAAAGTCTGGATCAATGTTTAATCGCATGGACGACGCAGATTCATTTGTCAATATAGCATCCTACATGTTCTACATACCACCAGCAAAGTTCGAGTATTTCTGCGAATTCTTTCATCTGAATACTGACGTTGTGTCTTACGATAGTCTCCTTTACTCTTACGGTGATTGTGTTGACTTGTACAAGTCAAAGATGGTGTCGTACAAGAAAAATAGAAGGCAGATGCCTATATTTCTTGAAATGTTTAAAGATTTCTGTGATCTGAGTAAGTTCAATGAGTTTGAGAAGAAGATATATAGTGAACAGAAACAGAAGAATTATATGGCATTTAAGGAGGTTGAAGTTGGCGAGGATGGGCAAATCAAATAAAATACATATATATTACTTGACAGATTTACACGGGTGTGTTAAAATATTTGTATTAAATTTTAACAAACAAAACAGGAGGTAGTGATGAGCAATGTAAAATGGTTGGGGATTGAAAATCGTATTGAATCAATTGATGATGTTGTAGTTCCAGCAAAGAACATTATTGAGGCTGACTGGAATAAGGAGTCTCATATCGTGTGTGCAGAGGCTGAAAATAAAGAAATTATTGACTTTGATTTATCTGGCATGTTTTCTCCAATTTTGGGTAACTACTGGAGAGTGTTGTACAAAGAGGGCGATTTTGATGGTATTCGTGATGCTATCTTGCGTTATTGGAAGTACAAAGATGCACCAACTGTCAAAGCCAAGATTATCAAGTTTGCTGGTGAGACACCATCTGCTGTGTTGGGTACCAAAGTCACTGCTGAAAAAGACAGAGACAAAAAGAAGTATGATGCAAATGAAATTTTAAAAGGTATTAACGATTCATTTGATTATGACCGTGTAGTAGTTGGGTCTAACAGTGAAAATGTTGAATTGCAGTTTCTCAATTCAAAGAATAGAATTGATGCCTCAAGAGACCCACAAGTTAATGATTATTTGGATCCGGGACTGTTTGTGTTCTTAAATGGTAATGTTCAAGTTTCTGCAGGTTGTAATCGTTTGATATGTACAAATGGTTTAACAGAACATTTGAACGTGTTCGAATCACGTGATTACAAGTTTGATAAAGAAATCATGGATCGTGCAATAACTTTAGCCAACTGGCTAGTAACTAAACAGGATGCAAAAGTTTGTTCTGTTCGTGAATTGTCTGTTATTCTCAATGGTTATCCGAAACCAATGGCTACTAAGTTTTGGAAAGAGTGGTCACAAAAAATTGAGACTAAAGAATTAACGTGGTTTGAGGTTATCAACGATATCACTAATTATGCGAATAAGTACATGGACAAAACACGACAACATCTTATTCAATTTCCTGAGACATTACGTCAATATGAAAGGGATGCTACTTGTCCTGTTTGCAGTACACATATTGAGTAAGAAAGGTATATCATGAAGGGCGATTTAAGAGTAGAGATTGTGGTTAGAAATAAATCTGGAAACCCAATCGATTGGTCAGAGTATGGCATCAAGGACTTACCTGCAAATTGGGTATTACTTGAAACGGTACACAAGTTGTCTATCAATGTTCCACTCGATTGGGTTGGTTTTAGAGACGGTACACTTCACAGAATGTTTGCAGAATTCAACGATTTAATCTATGTGGCTCTTGCATATTACACTGACAACACAGAAATTGTACTCGATGGAAATGGTCATGAGTTTTCGTCATACGATGCTGTTGTAGATGGTAAGTGTATGCGTAAGTACGTGAAAAAGAGACTTCGTATCATCAATGTAATAGATGAAGAACGTGGTGCTTTTGAGGTACAAGAGTACATAACTGATATTAATTCATCTACACCTGCATTCAAGGTTCTTGACGTGTATTCAGTTGGGTCAGAGAGCATTCTTAAACAAGATTATTTCATAAATGATGGGAAATAAAAATGAAAATTGGATTATTCAGTGACCTCCATTTGCATAAGTGGATGTCGTTTGGTGTTGACGAATATGGTTTGTCTGTAAGATTGGGCGACCAGATGAAGGTTCTTGAACAAATCAAGAAAAACATAATAGAGTACAAGATCGACAAATTAGCATTTGGTGGTGATCTGTATCACAAGGTGGGCGAGATCCCAGTTGAATGCATAAACGTTGCACACGAATTCTTTGCATACCTTGAAAGAGAAGACATACCGTGTTTGATGGTCGATGGAAACCACGATTTAATAAACAGAAAATCACCGCATTGGTATCATTCTGCAGTAAGACCGTTTGACAATACAAAAGAGTACGAAGGTGTCAAAATCAAGATAGTAAATTATATGGATGTAATTGATTATACTGAAATCAGAGATTATGATATTGTCATACTGCATAAACAACCAACCTTAGTGAATGATTACGGTATAAAATTTGATGGTGCAGACTGGGAAACTCTTGCTGCTAATAACAAGTTGGTTTTCTTTGGTCATTATCATGAACGTATGTTTTTATCTGGTAATTGTTTTATTATGGGTTCAGTCATGCCATTGACGTTTGCAGACACTAATGATCGTGGTATGTGGATTGTAGATACAGACAACTGGACAGTAGAATTTATTCCTATTCAATCACCAAAGTTTATCACTGTTGACACTCCAGATCAAGTGGTTAAAGATGATGGCAATTACTATCGTGTCTTACATGCAGACAAGAGAGTTGATGATCCGAACGTTGTAACTGTTGTGGAACCACAGTATTTTGAAGAAAGACTTAAATCGTGTGATTTCATGGACATACTCAATGAGTGGGTACAAATCTGTGGAAAGAATAAATCGTATATTGATGCTATTGCAGATAGAGTTACATCAAAAATGCATGTAGTCAATGACGTATTTGATGGTCGTTTGATGGGAATATCGATAATTGACTTTCTGTCTATTGGTGAGATTGAATATAACGTTGTTAATGGATTCACGTTGGTCTCCGGACGCAACGACATATTTGATTCAAATGGTTCTGGTAAGACATCAATGTTTGAGGCAGTTTATTGGTGTTTATTTGGAGAAACGACAAAGGGTCTTACTGGTAATGATGTAGTGCGACGTGGACTTAAAGACTGTAACGTTTCATTAAAACTGATTAGTGAAAATAAAAGATTTTCTGTAACAAGAAGTAGAAAGAATGGACTCAGTATTTTATTAGATGGAGGTAATGGTGAATTTAAAGACGTGGCTGATGGGTACAAATTGATTGACGCTCAAAAGATACTTGAAAGTTTATTGGGTTTTGATAAAACCATCTTTCTTTCATCTTGTTACTTTAGTCAAGAGTCGTTGTCCATGTTCACTATGCTTGGAGATGCTGACCGTACGAACATGATAACAAAGTTGTTGGGATTCGAGAAATACGACGATTTGTATGTTATGTTTAAAGATTCGATTTCTGAGGCACGTAATCAAATTGAAGATTCTACTAAGACAATAAATCTTGCTGATACTAATATGGCGATTGCACAAGGTAAGTTAGATACACTTGAAGGTCAGATGGCTGATATAAATGACGACAATGACACCACCAAGAAAAGAATTGATTTATTGAAAAAAGAGTTGACAGAATTGAACAATGCGATGTTTAAAATAAATGAAAAGAAAGACGCTGAGGCTGATGTAGTAGATTTTGATAAAGAATTGGAAAGTTTGAATGGTATGGAAGACGATGCCAACATTGCTATTAATGAATGGAGAAAGAAATCAAACAAGTTTAGTGAAGACATAGCACACAATCAAACGCAAAGAATGATAAAAGTAACAGAATCTAATGGTTTTACTGCAAGTATAAAACAACTTAAGTCTGAAATTAACCATTTTGAAAATTTGCAGTTTGGTGAACGTTGCGACAAGTGTGCCTCTATAATTAATGAAAGTAACACTCTGGTATTTATAGAAAGTAAAAATAAAGACATTTCATTACAGGAAGAGACAGTTGCTTTGTTTAATGAGGCTATTAAAACGTATGACAAAGAATCTAGTGAATTAGCAAGTGCCAAGGCTGATGCAGATAAGCACATAGAAAGTCTTGATACGACTGTAATCAAAAAAGAAATTAGAGAAGTGAATGAACGTAAAGACAATGCTATTTTGTTGTCACGTGCAGTTGAAGTTGAAAGGACTAGAATTCAGACTTCCATGACTGATAAGGAAGGTTCTGTGTATAACTATGAAACTGACTATAAAAACAATGAAGACAAGTTTACTAGATTGAATCATCAAACTATGGAATTGGACAAGTCAATTCATGCGTACAAAGAAGAGATTAAACTAGTAAAAGAAGGTATTGCAAAGGTTGAGACCTTAATTGACATTGAAGAGTTTTGGAAGATCGCATTTTCATCAACTGGAATTCGTTCTCTACTTATTGATAGGTTCTGCAACGAGTTTAATCGTATAGCCAACGAGTATTTATCAACTGCAAGTAATGGTGTAATGAGTGTGACAATGACACCCACAAAAGTATTGAAGTCTGGTGAATCTAGAAACAAACTTGGATTTGACATAATGATGGGCGACGTTTCAGTTAAGTATGAAAGTCTGTCTGGTGGTGAGAAGAAAAGAGTTGATGTTAGTTTGTGTCTCTCTATCAATAAGTGGATAAGCATGAAAATGGGAGTTAAACATGGTCTACTTGGAATGATGGTGTTAGACGAGTTATTTTCAGGTATTGATTCACTTGGAGAGGAGTCAATTGCAACTCTATTAAATGAAGAAGGTAAATGTAAGGCAGTATTTGTTATTGACCATGCTTTGAGTTTATCATCTTATGCAGATAGAATCATAACTATCGTAAAGGAATTAGATGTCAGTCGTCTCGAACATACATTTGAATATGAAAACACGCAAGTTGAAAAGAGCCTTGCAAGTGTTGGTTGATTATGGTGTTGAATTTGATTATTTAAAGAAGGCACCAGTTTATCATCATGTTAATTGTTTATTGTTTGATGGTGAAGTTGAAAAATTAGCCAAAGCTATAATTAGAGTTAAAGAAAAGAGTTAGCCTGTAAACGTCCATTAGGCTCTGGGATAGCAGCCTCCTAGGTAAACGGCTGTGAAATGACGACAGAAATATCGGGGCGTGACGGCTCGGAGAGACGAGCACTTAATGTGATGAAACTTAGTGATGAAAAGAGAAAAGTAATGGAAGATGAAATGCGTACGTTTCTGTCCTGCATGGAATCTTTTGACATTGAAAAGAAGGCAGAGGAACTTGTTAAATATATGTTAAATAACAGGCACTTTGTTGCACACAAAAGGAGAAAGTGATGATTAAACTTAATCGTTTTAAGGCTGCTTGGATGGTGCTCACGGGTAAGACACACACGATAGAGTTTTGGGCACTTGGTTATAAAGTTTATGTAAATGGAACCTTAATACCAAAGGATGAGTGGGTTCACATAGGTCTTGTAAAGGAGGAAAGTGATGATATGCAAATGTCTAGAGGTGAGAAGAAGATTTAATGAAACGAAAGAAATGTATCAAAGGGCGTTGAGACGTCCGTACAGTTTTGGAGTGCCACAGTCGTGGTATAATAGAAAATTGAGATACATGAAACGATTGAAGAAAATCATTAATGGTAGGAATCCATTTGAACCAGTTCAAGTTGAAACTTTTATTGGAAAGAGATATCGATGATTATAAATGAAAAATGTCTTTGTGGATGCGAAACTTTTAAAATAACAACAATTATTGATGAATCAGGGAAAAAAATTACTATAATTTGTGCTAGGTGTGAATGTATAAGACGAGTAACGTCACCGGGAGTAGGAGTTAAAGTGTATAGTGTGTCTGTACCATTTTCAAAGGATATGAAACATGAATAGAAAATCGATTATAAAAGCACTAAAGAATTTTGATACTAAATTCGGAACGTGGAAGTCAATGAATCCTACTAAACATAGCGTACGTGAGTTTTTTAGAAAAACACTTGAAAGTATGGTTAAAAAGCCCATGAAACCTGGTATGGGTTCACAGAAAGGTAGTAAATTTGAACGTGACATAGCAAGGGATTTATCATTGTGGTGGTCTGATGGTAAAGAGAGAAACTTGTTTTGGCGTACTCATGCGTCAGGCTCGTTTGGTACAAATGCAAAGATTAAGGCTGAGGTTGGTGATTTGATGGCTATTGAAGATGGTGGTAGAGATTTCATGAAAGTATTCAATGTTGAGTGCAGACATGGTAAAGTTATACGTGTAAAAGATTTAGTGTACGATGGTCAAGACAAGGTTGGAATGAAACAATTTATTAAAGAAGGTCTAACAAATGCTGCTGCTAGTGATAGACTTTCTCTTTGGATTTTTCGTGAACAAAATATGCCAACGATGGCTATGATGTCTGAGTTTGATTTGTCACGATTGACTAACTTTCCATTTGAAACTGTAATGGCTCTATGTCGTGGTCGATTTCCCATGTACAATGTTGCTGTGTTCTTATATGAAGACTGGAAAAACTTGATTGAAATAAAACTTATCAAAAAGTATGCAGAATCTCCGTTTGCACTTAAAATAGGCAAATGATGATATTATTTAGCAAATAAAGACAAAATGAAAGAATATAATAAACAATGGCGTGACAACAATAAAGATAAAGTAAAAGAATATA